AAAGCGGGCTTAAAGTCGCGCCATTTGAGGAAACTGTCGACCCGCGCGGGCGCGATCCGTGAATAGGGGAAGCTGCTCTCGCTGTCGTCGACGTCCTCGCATTCGAACAGGTTGCGGAATTCTTCCTCGCCATGTTCGCGGCGCAGCTCGTCCACGTCGACCAGCTTGCCCAGACCACCCGCCACCGCATCATGGATGGTGAGCAGCTGCTGCCACGCTCCGTCCGGCATGTAGGCGCCATGGCGCAGGTTTTTGGCGCTGATATCGAAAGGTTGTTGCTGGCCCTTCGGTCGGCCCTTGTTCCACGCTTCGCCCGACCAGAAAGCATGGCTTTCGTGCGTTTTGGTCGATGGCGTCGAAAAATAGGTTTTCTTGTAGATTTTGTGGGTCGCCATGGCGCTGGCGACCTTGTTAAGCTGGGCGAAACCATGGACCCATGCATATTCATCGAAGTAGAAGTCGCCGCTTTCGCCTTGGGCGGTGGCGCTGTTTGTCGATAGGAAGTAAAAACCGACCGGATCAAGCGACGGCCCGGTTGCATCACCTTCCTCATCTTCCGGATACTGCCCGACGAAGTCGAGCATGATAATCTTGCCTTTGAGTTCGACGCCGGTGACGCGCCGCACCCATCCCACGATCTCGCGACGGAATTTGAGCGCCTGGCGCTCCGATGCTGACAGGAAGATCTGATTGCGGGGGCGGTCTTCGTCCAGTTCATCCTGGCCGGCGGCGGCAAGGATCGCTTCGGCTACCTTGGCAAGGGCTTCGCGCGCGAAATACCAGGTCGCACCGACCTGACGGCTCTTGCGCAGCTTGCGGGTCCGCTCGTTGCGATGTTCCCACCACAATTCCTGATATTCGAAATTTTTCGCGTGGAAGTCGTCGAGCAGGGCCTGCCACTGTTCCAGCGTAAGGAAGTTGCGGCGCTTGTCCGCGCGTTTGGCCTTGGCCTTGTCATCGTTGCGGGCGGCAACCTTTGCGTTTAGATCGCCCTCTTTACCGGTCTGGTCATATTTCTTGATCCGCGCCGCCCGCTCCATTTGCCGCATCAAAAAATCGACGCGCTTCATATCTCCTTCGCTGAAATCCGGCTTGTCGAGGTAAGTGGCGATCTTCGCCTCGATCCGGTCCTGGATGATCGCCACCGGTGGATCGTCATGCCACCTGTCGCGGTTCTTCCAGCTGGATATCGTGCCTTCGGCTAGACCAATCTCCAGGGCGATGTCCCTGATGCGCCATCCCCGCCAATAGAGCGAACGGGCTTCGCGCCGTTGGGCGCGGCCTACCTGTCGGCTAATGGCTTGATGGCTGTCGGGGTCGGCGGCGGAGTGCATAGCCCTGCCATGCACCCGCTCCCGGCGCGTCTGTCGAAGGGGTCCGGGGGTAGCATCGCCTCCTACCGCGCCCGCGCGTTGCCAGTAGCGCCCCGGATCGGCTCTCCGTTCATCAGACGAAAGCGGAAAAGCCCCCGCCGACATGGAGCCGACACATGAAGACCAAGCCGTTCCTCCTCGCAACCGCCGGTTCCACCGTCGACGGGCGCACGATCGACGAAAATATGCTGAAGGAAATGGCCTCCAGCTATGACCCCAAAACCTACGGCGCACGCCTCAATATCGAGCACATCCGCGGCATTTCCGGCGACAAGCCGTTCCGGTCCTATGGTGACGTGCTCGAACTCTCGACCGCGCAGGTGGACGTCAATTTCAATGGCAAGACCGAAAAGCGCCTCGGCCTGTTCGGCGTTTTCGAAGTCACCGACGACGCCAAGGCGCTGAACGACGCAAGCCAGAAAGTGTATCCCTCGATCGAGATCGAGGACAATTTCGCGGGCAAGGGCTTTGCTTATCTGATGGGCTGCGCCCTCACTGACAGCCCGGCCTCGATCGCGACCGATCGTCTGCAGTTCAACCGGCAGATGCCCGGAACCATCCATTTCTCGCGCGACGAAGCGGCCCAGCTCGAATTTAGCGAGGATAAGTCCGGAGGTGATGATGGCGGGACGTTCCTCACCGGGCTGAAGGGCGTTCTCGACGGTTTCGCGGCGAAGTTCGGCACGTCCAAACCGGAGGAAAAGCCCGCGCCCAAGCCTGATGACAAGGTGCCAGCGCCCTTTGATTTTGCGCAGCTGGCCCCGCTGTTCGATCAGTTCGGCCAGACCGTTGCCAAGGAGATCGGCGCCATGCGCGCTGAATTCCGGACTGAGGTCGATGGCCTGGCCATCAAGCTCAAGAAATTGGACGATGAACGGGAAGAGACCCCTGCCGACCATCACCACCGCCGCCCGAAATCGGACGGCAAAGCCGGCAACTACGCCGGCATCTTCTGACCCAAGCCCGCCCCCGCATAACCGTTATATTGCCAAGGATTTGATACATGGCGAAATATTCTCTCTCTGATCGCGGCCGCCGGGCTCTCGATGGCATGTTCTCCGCAATTACCCAGCTCAATGGCGCATCGCGCGGCGTCGCACACCAGTTTGCGGTTGATCCGGTCGCCGAACAGCGGCTCGAAGATCTGCAGCGCGAACAGGTCGGCTTTCTTCAGCGGATCAACGTCCTGCCCATGCGGGACATGATCGGCCAGGTCATCGGCATGACCACCAACAACCTGGTGGCAAGCCGCACATCGCGCGCGAACCTGCCGCGCAACCCCAAATATGTCGGCAACCTGCAGGATCGCAAATACCAGCTTTATGACACTGAGTTCGATACCTGGCTCCCTTGGGAAATCATCGACGCCTGGTCGCGCTTTCCGGACTTCGCCCAGCGTTATGCACGTCATGTCGCGATTTCGATCGCGATCAGCCGTATCATGGTCGGCTGGCATGGCCAGACGGCGGAAGCCGATAGTGACCCCGAGGAAAACCCGTTGGGTGAGGATCTGAATATCGGCTGGCTGCAAAAGCTGCGGCTCGAAAAGCCGACCCATGTCATGGGCCGCGCGATGGTCACTGCCGGCGGCGTCACCACCGCCACCGGTGCGGCCGAGCCGATTTACATCGGAGCGGATTCGGACACGGCCGCCGGCGACTATAAGAATATCGACGCCCTGGCGTACGATCTGATCGCCGGTATGCCCAGTTGGGCGCGCAGCTCGACTGACCATGTCGTGATCGTCAGCCAGGATCTGGTCGATGAGAAATATTTCCCCATGGTCAACCGCCCGCTTGCCGACACGATCGACGGCGGCAAATCGACCAGCGATCAAACCGTTTCGGACATCGTCATGTCGACCAAGCAGATCGGCGGCCGTCCGGCGGCGATCGTGCCGTTCTTCCCGGAAGGCACGATGATGGTGACGCCGCTGGCACCCGCTGGCGCGACCGACGGTTCCAACCTGTCGATGTATTATCAGGAAGGTTCGCGCCGCCGCTACATCAAGGATGAACCGGAAAACAAGGCGAGCCTGGTCGACTATAATTCGGTCAATGAAGGCTATGTGATCGAGGACACCGACTTTGCGGTGCTGGCCGAAAACATCACCTTCGGTGATCGCCCGTAATACCCAGGGGCTTAGACGGCGCGATGCTGCCATCCGGGGCGGATCTCGCAACAGCCCAATAGCAGGCCGGGGAGGGGAGCGATGCTCTATCAACCTCCACCGGTCGGCCGCGCGCCGGATAGCGCGGCCATTATCCGCAGGAGAATGTCATGAGCAGCCCCTTTCGCCGTCGCCAGCAGATGGTCCGCGCCTTGCAAAGCGGCGCCCATCCGGCCCATGGCCGCGCGTTGAACGCTGCGCCGGAAGAGCCCAGGGCGGACACCGAAGCGGGCAGGGAATATGCAGCGCTGCGCGTCCTGCTGCATGATGACCTGCGCAAGCTGGCTGACGTCCAGTCGATCGAGGCCCGCAACCCAATGAAGGCCGAAATGGCCAAGCAGTTCTTCGATTGGATCTGCGGTGTGCTGGCCGCCGGCGAACAGGGCCAGGCCTTGCAGGATGAAATCCTGGTCACAAACATGATCTGGGCGATTGATTATCGCGCTTTTGACTTCGCGCTGCGCATTGCTGAGCATGTCCTGAAATTCGGCCTGGTCCTGCCGGAACGTTACAACCGGACAGCAGCTTGTTTCGTCGCCGAAGAGATCGCCACAGTCGCCCTGGATAGTCATGAGACGGTCACGCTCGAACAGTTGATGCGTGTGCTGGCGCTGACCGGCGATGCGGACATGCCGGATCCGGCGCGCGCTAAATTGCACAAGGCGATAGGCCGCGCCTATGAACGGCGCGCGGATGCATTCGACCCCACGGCCGACAACGCGCCGGCGGGCGGCAAGGCCGCCTATGCCACCGAAGCGCTCGCTCATCTGCAGCGCGCGCTGGAACTCTACAAGGACATCGGCGTCAAGAAGGACATCGAGCGCGTCGCCCGCCA